AAAGTGCCGCTCGATGCCGGTGGCAGCACGAAAAAGTCAAACACCCGTGTAGTCAGTGCCAAGGTTAACAAGGGTTGGCGTAAGAAAAACCCGTCCATGTACACCAAGGGGAAAGCATGACGCCGCGTGACTACAACGTCGGCCACTCCGACTACTCCAAACGACAGATACAGCCGTGGGATATTTGGTTGGAATACCAACTGAACCCTTGGGATGCCGACATCATTAAA